TTCTGGAGCCCCTGGTCGGACATGAGCGCCAGAGTGTCCTGAAGCGCCTTGACCTTCTGGTCGGCACCGGCCGTGTTGTCCTTGAGTACCAACATGTCCGCGGCCAACTGGGCGGTATTGGACGTGGCGTTCTGAGCGCTGGAGTCGTACGTCTTGACCGAACCGATGAACTGGTCCGTGGTCATGCCGGACAGGCCGACCGCCGCGGCGTACTTGTTGTAGGAAGCCAGCGCCGTATTGATCGAAGTGTTGGCGTCGTCGATCGCCTGACTCTGCTGCTGCTGTCCCAGACCACTGGCCGATAGGCCGGTCGCGCCGGCTTCCAGGATGTCGTTGTAGTCGTTCTGGCTGTGCGACAGCTCATCCAGCTTCTGCCTGCCGTCGATCACCTGCTGTTGCCACGTGGCGATCTTGTTGCGCGCGTCGGCCGCCGCGCCGCCTCCGGTCTCCAGTCCCTTGGCGACGTCTTCGCCTGCCGACACGGCATCCCGCTCGTGTTGGGTGAAGGCCTCCATGAGCAGGCTGACGCCGGTCAGAGCCACGCCGACGAACGGCAACGCCTTGCCGAACTTGTCGACCCATCCGGCCGCCTTCGAGGTGGCAGCGGCGTACGCCGTTCCCTCGTCACCCGCTTCCCGCAACGACTTCGCGACGCTGCTGACCGGACCGGACATCATGCCGAACAACTTGGCGTTGGTGGCCGCGGAAAGTAGCCCACCGGCGAGTGCGCCCAGTGGAGCGCCACCCATACCAACCAAATCGAAGAAGCCCTGAATGATCTTCAGGTCGCCACCGATGGCGTTGCCCAGTGTCGGAAACGCGCCGTTGCCCAGCGACAGCACGGCGCCACTGATCGAGTTGACCGCTCCAGTCAGCTCGCCGCCGTGCTGGGCGAAGTCGGTTGCGAGCTGGCCGACCAGTCCGCCCACCAACGTGACGACACCCTGTACCACGCCGCCGATGTGCTGGAAGTCGGCGCCAATCGCCGCGGAGTGATCGGCCGCGGTGGAGGCCAGACTGCCGATGTCGGTACCGACGCTGCCCATCAGCTGTTTGATGCCCAGCCAGACCGGACCCATGGAGTGCGCGGCCGAGTTGACCCCAGGGATGGCGTTGAACGCCAGGTCTGACAGGCCGGTGGTCAAGATCTTGATACCAGGTCCGGTCGCCTTCAGGTCGTCTTCGATGTCGGGAGCAAGGTGGCCGAACTGCTGGCGCATGTAGTCGATCGAGGCGGAGACGGGTGCCTGAAGATCGTGACCCCAGGTGGCAAAATCCGCCTTCGTAGTGTTGGTCAGGTTGGCGAAGGTCGACTTGACTTTGTCGGTCTGCGCCGCGGCGAAGATACCCAGCCCGGCCAGACCAAGGGCGAAGCCGCCAGCGATGGCCGCGCCCGCCACCGCGCCGGCGGGCGCGAGTCCCGCTTCGATGCCCAGGGCGATCAGCGCGCCCTTGCCGGAGGTCTCCTTCTTCGCGGAGTCGACGACGTTCTTGCCGACGTTCTCACCGGTCTTCTTTCCGGCGTTGGTCGTCTTGCCGTCGAAGCTGTCGGCGAACTCGCGGCCCAGTTCCTCGCCAGCCGGACGTAGGCCAGCGCGAGCGTTCAGGTAGACGCGTTCGGCGAAGCCCTTGCCAGCACCCTTGGCGCCCTGGTTGAACGCGACGGCGAACTCCTCGCCCAGCCGTAGGCCGGTTTCCTTGACGTCGCCTTTGATTCCGTCCTGAAGCGATGTGGCGAAGTCCTTACCGACGTCCTTCGCGCCACCCTTCGATGACCGCGTCAGGCCCTTGTTGAACTCCTGTCCGGCCCGGTCGCCAACCTGGGCCGCCTTCGCCTTGACGGATGTCTCCAGGTTGCGACTGAAGTCATTGCCGGCCTGAAGGCCCATGGAGGCGAAGTCACGGCGGACCGCATCGCGCGTCGTCTTCGTGTCGTTCGTGGACGTCACGCGAATACGAACGTCGTTGCCCACCGGGACTCACCTCCTACACTTCGCCCGCCTCGATCAGCGTCAACACGGGACGCATAACGCTGGTCGGGTACGTCTTCAGTTCACCGTACGAGCAGTTGAGCACCTCGCACGCCGTGCGGATCAGCCTGGCGCGTGTCAGCTCGCCAGGGGTTGCGACTGGTTCATGATCTCCATCGGGATCGAACTCTCGTCGAAGTCGGAAGTCCCGATACCGGTGGAGCGCTGCTCTAAAGGGGCATTCAGGCCGAACACTCCTCGCAACCACGCCGTCGCCGCCAGCTTGGCGAACTCCCTGTCCAGCGACAGCAATCCCTTAGCGGTGATGGGCACCGGTTCGCCCTTGCGCGTCAGGTTCCACGACTGGATGTGGTCGGCGAAGATGGCGAACAGTCTCCTGAGTTCCCTGTCGGCTTCATCGTCGTTGTGGATGCGGTTGGCGAAGGCCTGGGGTGTGAGAACCCAGTCCAGCGTCAGCGCTTCCAGATGCTGTTCCATCGACCCGGCGCGGCACACGATCTCCGCGCCGGGGCGGTCGTCGAACTCCAGCGTGTACGTGGTGTCTTCCACCTCGTAGCCCATTGTTGCGTTCCCCTCTCTGTCCGCTTACGACCAAGTAGGAACGGTGCCGTCAGCCAGCACCAGCGGACAGGCGAAGGTGAACTCGCCCGACGCCGCGCGCTTGAGCGGGTAGTCGGTGAGCAGCGTTTCGCAGCCGAGTGTCTTGGCCTGGATGACGGAGCTGAACGTCCGCACCTGGTTGGAGCTGGACGCCGTTGACAGGACGGGGTGCGACTTCGCCGGGTTGAACACGCCATTGAGCGTGGCGGAGAAGTCGGCCAGGAGAAGGATGCGCTCGAAGGCGCTCTTGTCCACGCCGGTAACGTCCTGCACGGCGCGCGGCGTCGCCATGTCCAGGTCGGTGATGTCGTTCTTGATGTCGGTCAGCGTGCCCGTGCCATCGTCCAGGGACAAGGTGGTCCACCCGAGACCGGAGACCTTCGCCATGGTCGTTCACTTCCTTTCGGTCTGCCGGCCCTATTCGGCCGCTCGTGCCAGCTTCTCCTGATGGCTGGCGAAGTCGTCGATAAAGCTACTGCCACCGCTGTGCACCAGCACCGGCTTCACGTTGCCCGTGCTGGGATCCCGATCGCCGATGTAGTGCCGGTGGTCGCCCGCCAGGATGAGGTACTGCGGCTCCTGTTGACGATCCACAATGGTGTGCGGCGAGGTGAAGCACCGCTGGCCGGGCGTGAAGGTGTAGATCCACAGCCCGTCCGGCGTCGACTCCTTCGTGAAGTGGCGGCCGGAGTCGCCCGAGTCGAAGTAGTACATGGCCGCCGCGTGCTTGGCGTCGGTCGGGTTGAGCACCGTACGCCAGCCGTGCCAGAACGCGGGGCACACCTGGTTGCCGTCCACGACTTCGTGGCACGACGCCTCGCGGGTGGCGTGGTGCACGCCGTAGGTCTTGCGCAGATGGGGCGGCAACTGCGGACCGAGATCGGTAACGGACATGATTTCCCCTCATGTTCCTAGAATGCGACAGCGGATGCGTTACGCACGAAGACGACGGCGAACACCAGGTTGGTGAAGCCGCCCGACGTGGTGGTGGTGACCTTGACGTACCGGCGCACCGTGGCAGTGCCCGATGCGGACTGGAGCCGCTGCGTCCCGGGTGTCGTCGAGGTGATGGCGGCGAACGCCGCGCCGGTCAGGTCGGCGAAGGTGGAGTTGTCGGCGGAATCCTGGATTTTCACCGTAGCGTCGGTGCCCGCGAAGGCGAACACCTGAAGGTAGGCCTGCCAGCCGAACGACGTCGACACCGTGGTCTGGTCGTAGCTCGTGCCGGCCGTCGCGCCGGAGTCGGTGCGCTTGCCCGCCGTGAGCAGCTTGCCCCACTCGCCGCCGTAGCCGTTGGCCTGAGCCGACACGCCGAAGGTGAACTCGCCGGAGTTCGCTCGCTTCGGGTCGTAGTTGACCTGCTTGCCGACCAGGCAGTAGGTCTCAGCCCCGATCGTCACCGGCGATGCCACGAAACAGTTCAGGACGTCGATGGTCGGCAAGGTGGAATAAACCGCGTGCTCCTGAATGCTGCTCACGTTCTCGGGGTTGAACCACGCCGTCACCTCCAATGCGCCGTCCTTCTCGCCCTGGATGCGCTCCATGGCGCTCTTGTCGATGCCGGTCGTGTCCAGCGTGGCCACTGGACTGCCGATCGTGCCCAGTTCGATGATGTCGCCGGAGATGTCGTAACCGGCGACGTAGAGGCGCTGGCCCAGTCCGCTCTGTTTACCCATTGCTCCAGCCCTCGATCGTCAGCACGGCCGCCGCGGCTTCGCGCCACGCCTCCGCGATGTGGGGGGACCGCTCCGTCTGCTCCTGCCACGTCGGCAAGTCGTCGCCGTTGAACGACTTGCCCCCGACCGAGCGGCAGTAGGCGTCGTACGCCGTCTGTCCGGCCCGGTCGCGGTTGATCTCCTGGACGCCCATCACTCCACCTCGTCGTATTCGTCATTCAGCACCAGCGGCAGGTTGATCACGCCCACTCGGAACAAAGTGCCGTCGCTGTTCAGGTAGCCGGGCGTCATGGTCAGCGCGCCGGCGCCGTACGCGCCGAAGACGTCGACACAGCGCACCAGGCCGGTTCCCGTGTGGTCGATCAGCCGGAAGTTGCTGATATAGGCATCGAACAGCAAGCCAGTGGCGCGCAAGAGCTTCCGGTCGATGTCGTTGTTGCTCTGCCCCTTGGGCGCGATGGCCAGCAACTGGATGCGGACGTTGAAATTGATCACGTAGGCGGCCGAGGCCAGCCCGGACGCGTTGGCCGCCGGGCGCACCGGCCCCGCGTAGCTGAAACAGTGCACGCCGCGACCGGGCGCGTTCAGCGGCTCGTGGCCGTCCACGATGTCGAAGGCGCCCAGCTTCTTCGGGATGCCGCGCACCATCGGCAGCACCTTGTCCATAGCCATCATCGCGTCAGGCACCGTCGTTCACCTTCTCCACGAAGCGGCCGACGGAGCGTTGCGCCAGATCGTTGGCGCGCGCCTGCACCTGGGCGGTGGCACGACGGGCCGACCAGTAACCAGGGAAGCGGGTACGCGGAGAGTTGCGGCTGCCGTCACCTTCCAGCCAATGCCCGTAGATGACGCCCAGGTCGGTCACGAACGCCTCACTGGCCGAGATGCGCATGGTGATGTGCGACTCGTAGAAGCCGGTGGGGTGGCGCAGGGAGGTGTCGAGGTTCCGGTGCCACTCGGCCATGGCCTGCTGGGCGACGTCGTGCTCTATGCCGCGATCCATCTCGTCGGCGTAGGCGTCCAGCCGTCCGTCGAAGTACGGGCCGGAGAACTCCACTGTGGCCGCCATCAGATGGCCCTGGCCCGACCGTAGCGCCCGTGGGCGCTCATCGCCTGGTCCCGGATGTCGGTCGGGCCGGTCTCGGCCACCGCGACGCCTCGGGCGCCCGAGGCGGCCGGTCGCGTCCGGGCGTAGCTGGACGCCTGAAGCTGAAGTTCGATGAGCGCTTCGGCGATGGCGTACTGACGGATGAGCGCCGGGTAGACGTGCAGCGCCATCGCCGCGCCGTCGCTGTGACTGGTCGCGCTGGTGCCCAGTTCGCCGCGAGAGACTGTGGCCAGCCGGGGCGCGTAGATGACACTACCGGCGTGCGTGGAGAGCAGAGAGCCCTCCACGGCCCGCTTCAGCACCAGCGTGTTGCCCAGGATGTCGTCGATCCAACACCGTTCAGCGTCCAGGACGATCGTCTCGCCAACGGCGAACCGCGTCCCATCCGGAACGGGCATGAGGCGGTCGGACTCCTCGTCAGCCAGACTGCCGGCCATCACCTGGCCGGTGGTCACGCTGGACTTGTCGGTGACGATCATGCGTTCGTTGTCTATGTGCATCAACGAGCCGACGCCCACCGTGACGGAGTTGGGCAGCGTGAACTGTGTGGCGCCGGAGCTCAGCGTCCCGGCCAGCGTCCCGGCCGCCTTCTCGTTCAGGTCGTATCCCCATACGCCGGTAGCGCCGACGGAGCGCTGGAAGGTCATGCCCTGCACGAACGAGCCGACCGTGTCCCGGTTCACCTCGATGGTGTCGTACGGCGGCCCGGACAGGCTGGGTTCAAGGTAAACCTGGGTTATGTCGATGGACTGACCGCCGGTCATCAGCGCCGTCAGGCTGATGACCTGGGAATCGGAGTCGACGTACACCCGGAAGACCGTGGTGTCGAACGTCGGCCAGTCGAAGTACCGGGTGCCGGTCCAGGGCGCGAAGTCGCGCTTGAGCGCGCCATTGATCTTCAGGGTGGCCGCGGCAAGGGCACGATCGATTTCCGCGTTGTCGCGCGTCGTGCCAGCCGCGTCAACGGCGTGTCGCACGTCTTCGCGGGTGGCGTAGAAGATGTCACCCATGATCGTCCCTTGCTTTCCCAGGACAGGCACCGTATGTGGTTGTGGGGACCGGGCCGACCGGAGGGGAACAACGGCCGGCCCGGCAGCATTCAGGCTACGTCACGACTCGTCGTCATCGTGAGCGGCCGGATCCGAATCGTCATCCGGGGATGTCTCGTCGGACCCCGTCGTAGACGTACTCGTCGAACCGACACCGAAGGTGTCCGTCTGCGTCTGCGGTGAGGGGCTCTCCGTCGTTGGGGCAGTCGGGGGGAGGGGTTCGCCGCTCGTAGTCGAGTTCGTCACGGGCTTGTCGGTAGATTCCGATGAGCTGTTGCCAGCTGATGACTGCTCACCACCTTCCACGTAGTCCCCCTCGACCACCGGCGGTTCGTCGCCGCCGTGCTGGACGTCGAGGGGTTCGAAGGTGCGACAGACGCCGTCCGCGTCGGCGATCGACGCACCGGCCACAGTGGCCTTCGGCATGGTCTGCTCCTTTCGGTTGAGAGACGTCCGGAGCTGGCGGATGACCCCGGACGTCTCTCAAGTGTCACACCGCGGCAACCGCCGCGCCCAAGTCGTACGCGATGTAGGTCAGCGTCCACTTGATTTGGCCGGTGGAGCTGGCCGCCGTGTTCAGGCCGATGTTGCCGACCGCGACCAGGATCGGGTTGCGCAGCATCGACACGGCGCCGCCGGTGGACAGCACCAGCGCGTCACCGGCCAGGCCCGTGGCGGCCAGCAGGGAGCCGACGGCGGCACCGTTGATGTCGACCGTGCCGGACATGTCGTTCACGGAGCCCGTAGTCGGCGTGGCGCGGAGCTTGACCGCGTTGGCCTGGGCCTGGATGACCGTGGTGACCTGGCCGACGATCGAGGTGACCAGTACCCGTCCGCCGGACACGGCGAACAGGCTGCCGGTGGCGGTCTGCGGCAGGTTCGCCGCGGCGCGCTGGACGGTCCGGCCCAGACCGATCAGCAGGAGATCCGTGTCCTTGACGTAGTTGCTCATGGTGTCGGCGCTCCGCTCAGCTCGCCACGGCCGGCAGGTTCGCCGGACCGCGCTTGCTCTTGAGGTCGTGCAGGACGGCCGTCACCAGGCCGGAGCCGCCCGCCGTGCACTTCACCGTGGTCTGGCCGTCGGCGAGGCTGGAGCCGTTGACCGTGAACACCACGGCGCCGGACGCGATCGTGACGGCGTTGCTGGCCGCCTGGCTGGCCCGGACCCACGCGGCGGCGCCGGCCGTGGAGGTGTTGGTGTACTTGTTGGTGATGATGTTGCCCGGCGACGTGTAGCTCCCGCCGATCG